CATTAGCATTAGCACAAAAAACACCTAAGGGCGTTACTTATGACGCACAAATTCTAAGAGTGAGTGACGGCGACACAATCGTGATCGCCGCCCCCTTTCTCCCAGCCCCACTTAAACCAGAACTTGCAGTCAGGATTTATGGCGTCGATACTCCAGAAAAAGGACACAGGGCACAGTGTCCGGGCGAAGCTCAACGAGGAGAAATGGCATCAGCATTTACGAAACAGGCCGTCGCCTCTACTCAAAAACATCAGGTCACCTTATACGGATGGGATAAGTTCGGTGGTCGTGTACTGGGAGATATCGTTTTAAATGGTACGAGTCTTCGCAGTGAATTAATACGTAACGGTTTCGCTCGAGAGTATTTTGGCGAGGCTAAACAGAGTTGGTGCAATTAATATGAAATTAGAGCATTGTAAAATATTTGCAAATTTGTGTGAAAGCATTACAGAAGCCAGCACCACTATGAATCTTATAGCTGGTACACCTGGTGGTGAACAAGTGGTTAAAAAACTACACGGGTCTATGGCTTTGGCACATAATTTAGAATATCAACCTGTACAGAGAATTAGTTGGAAAGACCTCAAAGACAGTTATAAAGGCGCATGGGTAATTATTATAGGTTCAAATGGTACAGGTGCTATTAAAGCCACTGGTGGTAACACAGGAACATATAAAACTGTGGCCAGTGACGGCGGCGAAGTTCAAAGTGTGGACAACAGTCGCAGTGATGCTACATTAGATTTTTTAAAAAATCAAATAGGTAGATTTCAAAAATATTATGTGGCTAAGAATACAGGATATGTTCCTGACACACAAAAGAAACGTGCAGCTAATAAAGCTGAGCCTGCATCCACTACAGTAACTCAAGATACTATAATTAAAAAGTTTAAACCTTTATGGGAAAGAGCTATATCAGCTGCCATAGCAGACATTAAAGGTCATGTCAGTAACATGGTTAAAAATGATGCTTTTGACAAAGCAAGAAGTAAGCTAGGATATATTGAAACATTACAGAATGGTTTAGATGTACTACAATCGGGTGGTGGAGATACTCCTGACTTTATTAGGAGTGCCGTAAATACATCTGTATTAATGGCTGCTAGTCATCACTATCCAGATGAGACTGGTGATATTACTAGAGGATATAGTCGTGGATACACTTCACAGAGCGGTGAAGGTCCTAGAAAACTATTAGCTGATATATCCGCCGGTGACACTGCAAAACTAGGCACTGTGTTGTCATTCTTTAAAAGGAATTTGATTTCAGGATGAAAATAGATCAGTTATTAACAGAAGCAAACATTGCCGCAAAGTTAAAGGATCCTAAAACAATTAAGATGCTAGGCATCGCTATGCGTCATGATGCCACATTACCTAGAAGAAAAGTAGCAGCTTTAGGTGGGGCCATATTCAAACAAGAAATGGATCCCAAAAAACAAGCCGAGAACGATCAGAAAATTCTTGCTTTGTGGAGTGAACTGTTGGATGACAGTTTGAGAAGCACTGACTATGGAGACATTTCCATAGATGGTAAATTTGATGATTGGCTTACTCGATTATACATAAATGGCATAGTCGAATACGAAGACATTAATGGTGAAGGTGGTGATGCTCTAGGAGCATGGAAGGCTCTAAGTATTAGAGGAAAACTTAAACCAGAACATCAAGACTTCAACAAATTTCGTAGTCTAAAACAATTACAAGCTGTAGTTCAAAAGAGAGAATATCGCGACGAACTTGCTCGTATCAAAGATGCTGAGACTATTGAAAAACATAAGCGTGAACGCAAAGAGATAGTTGTATTAGATGATGAAAAGTTTTTAGCAGTGATTCCTTTAAACTACGGTAGTTGCTATACTTTCAATAACAGCGCAGGTTTCCAAGCCAGCTTCTGTACAGGATCTAGTTCCGGTGCACGTTGGTTTGAACGTTATGCTCCAGAAGGTCCTATTATTTCTATTTTAGATAAAGAAAACACAGAGGATGAAAACAGCAAGTGGCAGATACATGCACCAACTGGACAAATGAATAACGGTAATCAAACAATTACCTATAGCAGAGGCGATGCTAAAGTTGCAGAATTGTTCCCTGGACTTATGAAAAAAATCGTAGCCGGTATGAAAGCAAACGCTGAAGAAATTAGAGCGGCCAGCAAAGAAATTAAACCAGGTGGCTACGATATTACAGCCGCAATAGAAGAACTTAAAGATAAGTTTCCTAAAAGTTTTGCATCAGGCGAAAAAGAACCTGAACCAGAGCCTGAACCAGAGCAGGCACCGGAAGGTGAGGAAAGAACCTATGTAGTCACATTATTGGCTACAGGTCGTCAAGCTCGTGTACAAGGAACTAGCGAACAAGATGTCATTAGAAAAGTTAGAGAAAGACATCCTGACATACAGCCAGAAGAGTTGCGTGTGGAGCCTGCAGAGAATGAACAATGATTACCCAGTATACCCTGAAGACGATGGTTATGATAGTCCAAGAAATCCTTACAGTCCTGTATAACTGTATAGCTAAACTTGGGTGTGGGATGATAGGATACGATTTGGAATTAGATTATGGAAGAACTACAAAAAGCCGCTAAGGTAGCATTTGCCAGCTCATTTGCTTTTTATCTAAAAGCACACAACTATCACTGGAATGTGGAGGGTAGTGACTTCAAACAATATCATGACCTATTTGGTGGCATATATGAAGAAGTATATGGCAGTATCGATGACTTTGCTGAAAAAATTAGAGCGTTAGGCACATATGTTCCAGCAAGTTTAGAAGCATTTAGTATGTTGAGTCGTATTGAGGACGAAAATAATTTGCCAGCACCTATGGAAATGATTGCTGAGTTATTAGAAGATAATAATAAAATTATCAAGATTTTAAAAATTGTTTTTCAAACCAGCGAACAATCAGTTGAGCCAGGCTTTAGTGATTTTATAGCAGGTCGTATTGATGCACATGCAAAACACGGTTGGATGTTAAGAGCCAGCCTAAAGGGATTAGAATGAAAATATTATTAGCATTAACATTATCATTAGCATTAACAGGATGTAGCACAGTCAAAGGTTGGATCCCTAGTTTTTGGGATGACAATCAAAGTGCTAAAATAGTAGACATACGCAAAGCCGCAGAAGACATTGACTGCAAGAATCCACAACTACCACAAGCGAAAAATCTACAAGATCAAATCAAATGGTTTCAACTCTACAGTGAAAGCAAAGGATGGCGTCAACAGGATGTATTAAAGATTGTTGCCCCAATGAAAGAAACTGTAGATGATTGGGCGAAACGCAGTGCAGAAAAAGAAGGTAGTGCCACATACTGTGAAATTAAAAAGAAAGCCATACAAACACAAAGTAAACGTGCAGCTGAAGCTGTATTAGGGAGATTTTAAATGTTTGATGCATTACAACAATTGACCGGATCAAATGATCCAGCTGTGTCAGCAAGAGCACAGATGGCTTTACAAATAGCTGAAGCGTATCATCGCAGAGAACTCAGCGACAGTGAATACAAAGAACTAATGTTAGACTTAGTTCGTACTGATAAACTAGATGAAGAATGCAGTGACTTGGAGGCAAAGACCATGTTAGTTACTGCGGTATATGCTGTGGCACAAGTAGTTTAATTTAGTGTTTCTTTCAGTGCGTCAATAAGCTGATACATCATCCCGTCGTCATGGAATGGAGTAGGAGCAAAGCGCAACCGTTCAGTACCAACGTCAACGGTAGGATAATTAATAGGTTGTACATAGATATTGTAATCCTCTAGAAGTCTATCACTAATCGATTTACATTTCTTTGCCTCACCTACTAAAACGGGTACTATATGAGTAGTACTACACCCCATCAAAGGTAAATCGTTTTCAATTAGCAATTGTTTGAGTTTGTTAGAACGTTCTTGATGACGTAATCTAACTTCGTTGTGTGCCTTCAAATACTTGATGGCAGACAACGCACCAGCACAAGCTACGGGACTCATGCTTGTGGTAAAAATAAATCCAGCAGCAATACTACGAATAGCATCTATTACTATTTCGTCTGAAGCTATATATCCACCTTGTACACCAAAGGCTTTCCCAAGCGTTCCATTGACTATGTCAACTCGATCCTGCAGGCCCAATTCCTCTAGTTTACCGGCGCCAGTCGCACCATATAAACCTACAGCGTGTACTTCGTCTATATAGGTAACAGCATCATATTGATCCGCTAGATCACAAATCTCTTTGATTAAACTAACATCACCGTCCATACTGTAGACACTTTCAAAAACTACACAAGGGGTATGACCAGATAGTTTAACCATTTGTAACTTGGTTTCCAAATCTGTTAAGTCATTATGTTTGAATATGGATTTGGGTGCGCGACTATGATTAATTCCTATGATCAAACTGTTATGATTTTTACTATCACTGACAAAATGAATGTTTGGAATGATTTTGCTCAAGGCAATTAAACTCCATTCATTAGCAACATAAGCACTACTAAACAACAGTGCTTTTTGTTTTTTATGTAAAGAACTCAACTCGTGTTCTAGAGCCACGTGGTAGTGGCTGGTACCGCCGATGTTTCGTGTACCCCCAGATCCTGATCCAGTCATCTCTAGGGCAGTTCTCATAGCATCTATGACTACTTTGTGTTGACCCATACCTAAATAATCATTACTACACCAGTTAACAATGTTCTTAATGGAATATGGCCCGTACCATATCGCTTGTGGAAACTTGCCGTTTTCCCTAACAATATCGTTGAACACACGATATTTGCCCTGCTCCTTGAGCGTAGATATGAGATTATGAAATGGTTCTTTGTTTATCATAGTATAGTATTTAACGATAAATATCCAGTGAGGATATTAAAATGCGAGCTACAGAAATAATTAGAGGGGTTTTAGACCTCATAGACCAAGTAGAACAGAATGAAGAACAATCTCAGCCAGTGGCTATTGTAGCCAAGGCTGAAATTGAGCCTGGCAATTCACTAGACGATAATGTGCGTAGATTTAAACAAATTGTTGATCTAGTGTCGGACGATCCAAATCCAGCAGATTTCGCTAATACTCCAGATGAAAAGATTGCAGATATTGACAGTGTCACTGTTGATGCAGGCGGGGGATGGAATGGTCCAAAACATCCATCAGATATAAGAGGGGAGCATCCCAGTATGTTTCCATTCTTTCAAGGAATATCTAAGGACTAAGGATGGCCTCAATACCAACATTTTATAATGGTCTCACAAGACAAGGAAACGTGTCATTGACCGTTGAAACAACGACCAAGACATTAGCTGATTATGCCAATGATATTGCTACCGCAGAAGGACTTAACTTAAATTATTATATTGTTAGTCTAGCGAGAGACCCTAGATTTAATAGCATAAGCTATCCTAGCCAAACATTCAGTCAAATTGAAACTGCATTAGGAATTACCTTAGTGAGTGGTGACATTTTTATTTCAACACCATTTCAAGATGGATTAACCAAGCAACAAAAACAAGTTCAGAAATTAGACATAGCCCAGGTTAGAAGGCAAGCTGGAGGAGATACCACTCAGCAATATTATAGAGCTGGTAACATATATGATTTAACATCACTTCCAGATACATATAATGGTAATGCTTATGATCCAGATGACAATCCTAATACTGGTGGTCTAATTGAAGGACGTCCATGGATCGGCGTTGCCGCTGTCGCAGCTCCAACATCGATTGCAGAATCAGTACCAGCAGCTACACTGCTTGAACTGGAATCTTGGTACGATGCCAGCGATGGCAGTTCGTTTACTCCCAACAATCCTGCTGATGGTGATACCTTCACACAATGGGCAGACAAGTCAGCGTTCGCACACAATGCCAATCCTCATGGTGGCGCCACAACAAGACCCACAGTTCAGACCAATGAACTTAATGCCTATCCTGTGGTGAGATTTGATGGCGTCAACGATGGCTTGACCATAAATCCCTATACTGGACTGGTCAATGCGGCCGCAGTTACAGTGTTTGCTGTGGCCAAACTCACTGCCACAGCTGGCTATCCTAAACTGTTTGGACAAGCACAGAGTTTTGACATGTTTTATTCTACCGACACAAACAGTTGGAGGTTTAATATCTTTGGTCAGAGTGCGACATCTACTGGAGCCAACGACAACGCTTGGCACATACACACCGTGGCCTTTGACGGCAGTCAAGGAACCAATGCCACCAAATTTAGATATCGCAGAGACAAGACCGCTAATACCTTGAGTTTTTCAGGAACAGTTCCCACTCAGATAGGATCAACATCACAGTTGGATATTGGGTTTTATGATATAGGCACCACACAGTTTATGCAAGGCGATATTGCCGAGTTCCTAATCTTTACCAAAGTATTAACAGACAATGAGATCGCCAACGTTGAGAACTATCTAAGCAACAAGTGGGGTTTATAAATGGCACGTGATCCAAATACCAATCAGCCTATAAACACCACAAACTATTTTCATGCAGAAGATCCTGCATTAAATGATATACATCAAACATTGACCTACGATGCCAATGGTAGACCAACTTTACGTACTGTTGACAGCCAAGCAGGTTATACTAGCAAGAACAGAATGAAGATATCAACCTATCAAACTGATTTCTTCAACACATTTCAGTACGGTAAAGAAACAGATGTCTGGGACGAATCAACAGCCAACGGTGGGTCCGCCACATGGAACATCAACACCAACTGGGTAGACATGGCAGTAGGCAGCACATTGGGATCTAAAGTCATACGCCAGACTCGTAATGTTATGCGATACCTTCCAGGACGAAGTTCTCAACTGACCTATGCTGTGAGACTCGAATCTCCGGTCACGGGCATACGCAGACGATTGGGACTGTTTGACGAAGCTAATGGGTTTTACTTTGAAGATGCTGGTGTATTAGGTGCAGATGGCCTGCCAGAATACAATGTAGTAGTTCGATCCAGTACATCAGGAAGTTTAGTTGAAAATCGTGTGCCCCGCAGCCAATGGAATGGTGATCGATTAGATGGACTAGGACCAAGTGGTATCACTGCGGATGCTACCAAAGCACAGATGATCACTTTTGACTATGAGTGGTACGGTGCCGGGCAGATCGTAGTAGGTTTTGTCATAAACGGATATACCTATATAGTTCACACATTTAATCACGGCAATGTCACCACTGTTCCGTGGAGTTCCACTCCCTTCCTGCCTATTAGATTAGAAATAGAAAACCTCACAGGAGTCTCGGGCACACACTATCTGTATCAAGGTTCCAACAGTCTTATATCAGAAGGCGAGGCTACTAAGTTAGGCATCGCACAGAACATCACTGGTCCGGTCACTGGCAGGACCATGGCAGTGGCTAACACATTCTATCCTATACTCAGCATTAGATTGAAAAGTGACGCACTCAAAGGCATCGTGCTGCCCACCTTCTTCCAAGCAGCCACCATAGATAATACTTCAGTGTTTTACAAACTGGTACGCAATGCCACCTTGACTGGTGCTAATTTTGTGAACATGCCGGATGCCAACGCATTCACACAGTACGACGTTTCAGCCACTAGTTACACAGGAGGGATTGACATTGATTCAGGATTCGTTATTGGTGGTGGCGGCACAGGCATTAGATTGGATCAAAACACTGTATATCAACTGGGCAGAGGTAGTTTAGGCACAGTCAGCGACATATTAACGTTAGCCATTGCCTCACCCAACGCTAACAAAAGTGCTTTGGCAGCAATGACATGGATTGAACAGAGATGACATACAGAAAATATATTAACATAGTAGAAGCAGCCAACAAAGGTTGTCCCATAGCTACCTACGACATAGACGTTAATTTAAAGAATCGTCAGAAGGCCATAGACGACTATCATTACGGCCCAGCCAATCCAGAAGAGCCAAATAGTTATTGGAAAGATGCTGCCAAACGTTGGAACATCACAGAAAAGACTGCTAAAACTATGAAGTGTGGTAACTGTGCCGCGTTTGATGTGTCGGACAAGATGTGGGCATGTATTGAAGACGGTATCAAAGGCGACAGTAAAGAAACTGATGCTATGGCTACTATTCACAAAGCAGACTTGGGCTACTGTAACTTCTTACATTTTAAATGCGCAGGTGACCGTAGTTGCACTGCATGGGTCACTGGCGGCGCCATAGACAATAAGGATAGAACACAATGAACATAAGAGATTTAATTAATATTGTCGAAGGCAAATTTAGAGAAGACGACTTAGAAGAGTTCGTACCTAGCAATGATGATTTAGATGATCTAAAATCTAAATTTTTACCTGACTGGGAAATGCTAGATCATAGAATCCTACAGGCAACATATATGGCACAGGATCATAGACAAGCAGAAGAGTTTATTGAGCATATTAATAGACTGTCCGAAGATCTAGATCACTTTGCTGAAGTCACACAGGACGTAGCCGAAGTTACAGTTAAGACTACTACATTTGATGTCAAAGGTTTAACCATTCTAGACTTTCAACTAGCACTGGCCATAGATTTTTATGCTATGCAAAATGACATTGAGCAGGAAAGAATGAAGGGCAATTTTGATGAAGGTAAGAAAGATGCCTGCTATCAAAAAGTAAAAAGTCGTGTTAAGGTATGGCCCAGTGCCTATGCCAGTGGTCAATTAGTGCAATGTCGTAAACGTGGTGCAGCTAACTGGGGCAAAGGTTCTAAGAAATGAGAGCAAAGGAATTTATCACTGAAGACCTACGCAAGTGGTTTAAAGAAAAATGGGTACGGTTTGGTCCTGATGGCAAGATCAAAGGTGACTGTGCCAGAGGTAGTGATAAAGAAGGCAAGCCCAAATGTTTACCACAGGCCAAAGCACATGCACTTGGTAAAAAAGGTCGTGCCAGTGCCGCTGCTCGTAAACGTAGAGAAGATCCCAACGCCAATAGAACAGGCAAAGCGATTAACGTCAGAACAAAATAAAAGGAGTAAAAAATGGAGAAAAAAGATTTGCTAAAATTTGCAAATATAGCAGCCATAACCTATGAAGATCCTAAAGATTCTAAAAAGAAATTTAAGGATCAAGGATACGATATAGTAGAATTTTTCAATATCAAAGGTGCACAAGCATACTTACTTAAAAGAACAGAAGTTTTTAAAGACGAGTATGTATTGAGTTTTCGTGGTACAGAGTCAGCGGGTGATGTATTAGCAGATCTCAAAGCACGGATGAAAACCGAATCCAGCGGCGGCGATGTGCATCGTGGTTTCAAAGGTGAATTAGACAAATTGTGGCCCAGCATAGAAAAAGACTTGGCTAAAATAGACACACTATATGTCACTGGACACAGTTTAGGTGCTGCAATGGCCACTATTGCAGCCAGCAGAATACAAGACAAGGTCTTAGCATTAGTTACATTTGGATCTCCCAGAGTCGGCACTAGAGCTTTCGTCAATAGCCTCAAAGTCACTCATTATAGAGTACAGAATAACTGCGATGATGTCACTAAGGTTCCGTTATTATTGATGGGTTACCGACATCACGGTACACACAAATACATGAATTTTTATGGTGAGTTTAGGACTTTCACCACTTGGCAGAAAATAAAAGATATGGTGAGAAGTCGATTAAAAGCCAGAATGAAAAAACAAAAGTTCATTGGTGTGTTTGATCATCTTATGAAAAACTATATTAAAAAATTAGAAAAAGGGGAATAACATGGGGTGGAATCCGTTTAAGAAATCAAGTTGGACAAGTGTAGGAAACTCTATTGCTAGTGGTGTGTCATCAGCAACAAATACTGTTGTCAATACTGTTGTAAACACTACAAACACAGTAGTTAATGCAGTTACTTCAACTGCCACTGCCGCATACAACGCAACAAAAGATTTTGCAGTCAGTTTGGCAAATGATACAGCCAAAGCAGTTGAACATACTGCTTCTGTTGTCGCAAAGAATACAGAGGAATATGCAAAGCAAGGATTTGATGTTGCTAGCGATGCATGGAAAGAAGGATCATCACAAGTTGTCAAGTATGCCTCAGAGGGTGTCGAGTATGTTGAGTATGGCGCAATGGAAGCATATAAGTGGGCCGACGCTAACGCTTGTCACATTGGGCTTAATGCAGCATTGACCACCGGTTGTGTTTTATACTTTACACCAAAACCTGAACCTGCTGAACCGGGAACTGTAACTTCTACTGCTATCAGCACAGCGTTTGTTACTTACATGGTTAAAAAAGGAAGCAATGCTTTAATGGCGAAAGAAGTTGGTGGTATTATCACCAAGTCAATTTTATTGATTCCGGGCGTTAAAGGTAACTGCGATGAAAAACTTTTAAATACTGTTATTGTTAACTCAGTTGCTACTTGCAACCCAACAGTATTGACTGCTAGTTTATCTACTCCCGCCGGTGTCGGTATTTTTATCGGATCAGTTATTAGTCCTATCGTTGCACAATTAATTTGTGATAAGACAGCACCAAAAGGGTTAACCAAAGCAGTTTCATAACATGGCACCCCGAGACCGAATAGTGATGACGTTAGCTGGTGGGCTGATCAGCATCTTGGCTTTTTTGGTAATAGCCGATTTTGTTGTTGCTGTTGTAGAACGGCGCCCACCTGATTCCGGTGTTATAGGACTATTAAAAATGGCCATCACTGGTGTGGTAGGTATCATAGCCGGATACGTAGCAGGAAAAAACGATAAAAAAGATGGGGGCGAATAATGCAAAAAGAATTATTATGTAATCATTGTAAACACCAAGCACATTGTGGACAAAGTTGCTTAGAAGAAACCTGCGACCATTGTTCAGAATGTGCCTGCGATTATTGTCAGGCAGAATTAGATAGAGAAGAATAATGTTTCGCAGACATCAAGTCACACTGATGTCAAATCCTTGTTGTTATAAGCCAGCAAATGATTTGGCAGCAGAAGATTTCGCCTACTACGACAAAGATGGCTTTGAACTAAACATAGCCGAGCAAAAGTTTTATCGCTCAATGAACTTTCCCATAGACTACAAGATATTAAATCACTGTTGCTGGCAAGAACCTTGGTTTGAATTAGAATCCTCTGTTGAGGGGCTTATTCTGGATCACAGCATGTTCCTATGTAGAAGCAATTATGAAGGTGCTGCTTTAGAACAACTAAACAAATTAAAATTAGAATCCCCTCTTGCGGATTACCTAACAAAGACTAGAAGGAAATGGGGGTTTGACTTTGCATTAGATAGTGTAGCCGATGACGGCACTGCCTTTGAGGTATTACATGTAGAGTATGATCATTTAGATTACGAACATTTTAAAAATCGTATGATACATTTTGAATTCACTGTTAGACATACTGACTGGATAGATGCAGCCCGACGTGTATGGTCACAAAGAGATCAATGGCAAGGTTTACGAGGGTTTGATCAGAATCACTGGAAATCTAGTTACTTACTAGGGTGGGCTAAATCCGAGTTCACAGAAAAGAGTTTATAAATACGATATCATGAAAATTAACGAACTTGTAGAAGCCCCTATTCAAAGCACAGATGACCCTAATGATCCCATGATCTACGGTCACGAAAAAGCCAATCCTATGACTCTCAAAGGTCGTATTGTACAGGCACGTAATCAATTACGTGAACTAGCAGACATGGCTGAAAGTGATGAATTGATAGTTTGGGAACAGATTACTAAACTAGCCAAAGGTGGCATGTTCATGGGTTTAGAACAGAACTTAGAACAGATACGTCATGGCATTGATGAACTCGTGGCTAAACGTAAGAAGGGCGGAGTTTCAAGCAGAGGCATTGACCGCAACATAGGTGAGAAGATGAAATTTGCCGGCGATAAGGCAGGTCAAAAAGCAGGTGATGCTGGACAAGTTAAAGGTCGAGATCGAGCCAAAAGTATTGGCGCAGTGTTAGGTGCTCCAGAAAAACAACACCCTTTTAAAGGTAAACTAGTAGGCGGTGACGCATGAGATTCCAAGAACTAACAGAGCAAGAACTGCCAGTAGATGATAATACATTAGATATTATCAGATCTTTTATTGACTTTGCTAGTTCAAAGTTAGGCATCAATACTAAGCCTAAAATTAAATTAATCAGTGACCCCAAGCAGGCCAGTATGCGTAAGAGCTTTGGCGGATACATGGGCAATCGCATAGAACTAAACATAGCCAACAGACATATTATGGATGTGCTAAGAACTATGGCTCACGAGCTAGTACATTACAAACAAGACTTAGACGGTGTGTTGAGGCCAGACAGTGGTAAAGATGGCAGTGAGCATGAAAACGAAGCCAATGCCAAAGCCGCAGTTATCATGCGCCTATGGGGCAAGATGAATCCAGAACTATTTCAACATGCAGCCTTGTTAGCTGAAGCATGGAGCAAAAAATATAAACGCAGTATCAATTGCAATAATCCTAAAGGGTTTAGTCAACGTGCTCACTGTCAAGGACGTAAGAAAAAATGAGAGCAAGAGAATTTATGATAGAAATCGGCTCTGCCGTAGCGCCTACTCAACCAACCCCACCCAAAGTTGATCCTAACAATTATCAAGTTCCCAGTGTTGACTTCTTAAAAAAGAATTACAAACATCCTGCAGATGTTATTGGTGGTGCAAGTCCTTCATCTACTGAGCCTGATAGAATTGGAGCATGGGACGGCACCAGTGACTTTGCTGAGTTAATGTTAGCACTAAACGGCCAATACTACAGAGCTCGTCAAGCAGATCCAAATTATAAACAACCTGCATTTGTTAAAAATGATTGGGAACTAATACAACGTATGTTGGGAACTCCTGAAGGCAAAGAGTGGGCTGTTGAAAATTGGGTTGGGTTGTCTGATATTAAAGATAAAAGTTCAGAAGCAGAATTTCAACGTGCCCAACAAAAAGAGTTTGAGAAACAACGTAATGCTCGTGAATTAGCACAAAAAAGTGATGTAATTAAACCCGGTTGGAAATATGATCCTGAATTAGGAACAACTCCGGCATATCATAGAAGTCAACAACAGGCAGCACAACCAAAGTAATTAAAATGAGAGCATCAGACTTTGTCAAAAAACGACCAACAAAAACACTGACCATCTTTGATATAGATGACACATTGTTTCACACCACTGCCAAAATTAAAGTGGTTAAAGATGGTAAAGTTATACGTACCTTAACCAATCAAGAATTTAATAACTATGAACTACAGCCAGATGAAGAGTTTGACTTTGGCGAATTCCGTGATGCTAAGAAGTTTGCACAGGAAAGTGAGCCCATAGAACATATGATGGACGAGCTAAGGACTATTTTAAATCATAGCAAAGGCACAGTCATTATGCTTACTGCTAGAGCAGACTTTGATGACAAACAAACATTCTTAAAAACATTTACAGATCACGGTATCGACATGAGTCGTGTACACGTACATCGTGCAGGCAATTTACCAGGTGATTCTATACCTGCAGAGAAAAAAGCAGTATGGGTGCGTAGATATTTGGATACAGGCAAATATAATCAAGTTAGTTTATATGACGACAGTATGAGTAACCTGCGTGTATTCAAAAGTCTAAAGAAAGAATATCCAGATGTAGACTTTGATGCATATTATATTACTCCAGATGATGTAGCCGCAGTGGAAGGCAGAGGCAAACGCAGACGCAAGGCAAATTCTCTTTTTAGTAGAAATACAGGGGGAGTATACGGCGCTTGGGGTCCTGGTCCATACGGAGGATATGGACATGATGCTGGCTACAGCGGAGACGGCGGTGGCGGAGACGGTGGCGGCATGGAAGAAATGCGTAAACTTAAAAAGTTCAAATGGAGCAGCCGTTCTAGATTCAGCAACTTAGAAGATAACGAAACCAATGAAGCCAGCTATCCAGGTAACATTGGGGCCATGGAAGTTTTTAAGTTCATGAAAGTTGCTAGCCAAGATCAAATCAAAATGTTAAAAGCACTTATTGATAAAAAAGAATATAAGATTGCTTGGGCATTAATACAAGGTGTAACTGGTGTAAAACTACAGGGCGATGAATTTGATATAGAAAAAGAAGACTATCATCCTAATGATACTCCTGCTGGTCCAGAGACTAAACCTACAATGCCAGCCGGTACGGTCAAAGTAGATGTATCAGACACGTATGATTGGTACAAGTTAGGACAACATATTAGTAATATGAAAGGTCTAGGCAAACACGACTTTGGTAAAGGACCTCCTAGTACTATACTCTCCTTTGGCGATGAAGATACTGAACACGAGTATATTAACGATTTATTAAAGATAGGCCTTAAAACAACTGACATTGATCCAGTTGATCCTAAACAGCCTAAAGGTATGCGACGTCAAAAGGTAGATCCTACTTATAATGTAGGGGAAAACTTTGCTGATGGAAAAAATCCTGGACGTAAAGGATTGTCTAAACGTATGGGTGTGCCTACAAAAGCTAGTGTAAGCTCATTGAGAAAAATAGCTAAAAACAGCAGTGGTGAAAAACAGCGCATGGCACACTGGTTAGCTAACATGAAGTCAGGCAAGTCAAAAAAATAGGGCAAATAATTGCCCTATTAAAGAATACTTCCGAAGAATTACTTCTTAGCGGCGTCTTTCTTTTCTTCCTTCTTAGCAGGAGCAGCCGGAGCAGCCTTAGCATCCTTAGCAGGTGCTGAAGCGGCTGGCTTAGCTTCTTCCTTCTTAGCAGGTGCTTGCGCAAATGCTGTAACTGCGAAGGCAGCAGTGATCAATGCTACTAATGATTTCATATGAAATCTCCTTTTTTATGCAGTAGAAAAATATCTACTACTATTATTATAACGCAGAAATGTCAAGCTCGTTAACATATTTTGGTAACCATCTGCTCAAAATGAAAGGACATGTAAGCCCTTTCATTGTCTAACTAAAATATAAGCCGCTATGCGGGTATATTAATTACTTCTTTGTGCCTTGATTAACAAAGCTATACATCTTTTCTGCGGTTTCTAAAATCTTTTCTAGTCCTGGAAACTCAGGCATACCAACTTTAGTAACGATTTGGCCAGTCTTCTCATCGCGAGCCGCTGACATTTCCCATCCTTGGAACTTCATGCTATACTCGCTTTGAACTAGGTCTTTAGCCATGTGCAAAATATCTGTACGGATTTCATATCCGTTCTTGTTGAATTTAACTTCTGGTGCCTTCACTTCTGGTAGTCCATTAAAATTTGACATAATATCTCCTTGTGTGTGTATGTCTTATTTGGCTTCTTTTTCTACTTTGTAGGGAGCCCGTGAAGCCTGCTCCTTCATTGGAAACAGATATTTACTAACTGATCCAATAGAATACTTAGCCATCTCGATGGTGTTATTAACTGTCATCTTGGCAAATTGTGTTTGTGCATCAATATATGCATGAGCTGCTTTGTTTAAAGCAGGGTCTTTAAACAGTTGATCAGTGACAACCTTTTTGGCATTTTGTATCGATTCAATACAGAACATTGGTGTGAACATGTGTACTCCTTGTGTGTTTGTGTATATTATATATGCTAGATGAACAAAAATCAAGAGCAGAAATGACTAAAATTACCAATCCTGTTCTTAAACTTGCCCATGCTTAATTCTTAAGCATGATTTCTTTGGCAAGATCATGCCTGCCCATACGAGCAAAATGCGTGGCTGCTTTAGCACGGCCAATACTTTCTACAACTTCGTAAAGATACTTGAAAAATGATTTCATATTAATTTTCCTTGTGAGATTTTGTATTCGAACTCTTTGGTAAAGTGTTCTACGTCTGCGGCATTCTGTGGATGCCTTAGTGTGACATAGCGATCTAATTCGCTTTGATAATGCTGTTTAGGAAACATTTCGGATAATCGCTCCAATATCCTAAACATCTGTTCTGATAGATATTTCATTTTTGTCCTCTGTAAGTGTGTATAGAATCAGTATTTCTACTGAGTATTTATACCGTGAGCTTGCGCACCGCACAATTTCGGTTGCATATAAACGTTTTATTGTGTACACTCTGCAATAAATACTATATAAACAAATTGGATATTATGCGTAAAAGCACACGAAGTATATTACAGGAACTTAACGATTTAGGAATAAGTCGTAACAAGGATCTAGTTATTGAAAGTAGAGGCTCAAATCTTATTGATAGCGCCGTAAACCTTCTTACCTTAATTAGAGAAAACTATGATATAGAAACTGCTGCTGAACTTGAGCGCAGGTTTCTAAATGCAATTCGTAGCGGTGATGCCAATAAATTCAAACGTGGTATGCAGAAAATCCACGAAAGTCGTAAAAATACATAATTTATCTCCCAAAAATTGCCCTTAAAAGCTGATTTTTCCCAAACTGACTAAATAAATTTACAAGTCCCACGGAGTGGTGGGCATAGCCAACGAGGAGAAATATTATGGCAGCATTCACAAGAGTAAACGGTGCAGGTTTTAGTTCAGTAGGAACACTATACAGCACAGCACAACTAAAAGCATATTTTGTAACATTACGTTCAACCAGCAATGGTTCTAACACAGCAGTTGATTTGACCGCAGATGACGGTGACGTCGAGGGTAAAGTAGAACAAATCATGCGCGAACTAAGTCCATTAATGTATTTTGTAACCAACAGCAGTGCTGGTACTTTCAGCATTATCGTTGATGGTCACGCAAATGATGCAACATCTATCAAAGCACGTTTGAACCAACTTAGCGGTGTAGGCGATGACACAGCAGTGACATTAGGTACAAGCATTGTAGTTTCTTAATTCTCAATCGGGATGGGAAGCAATTAAGCCTTACTTCGGTAGGGCTTTTTTGTCTTTATAAACTCTGCTTTTAATTTCCCCTAGCCAGTTATTAAATAATTGACTATGAAAAAAATTAACTGGCAACTCGTTATGTTTGTAGCAGTAGTAGCAATGTTGACTGGTCTGTGTATTAGTATTTTAGGATTAGAAAAAAATCAAGAAAAACTAGTATTCACGGGCCTAGCAATTATCGCTGTCGTCTGTGTCAGCTGGTGGTTCTGGGTAATGTTTGTTATAAAAACCATGTTACGCATCAATGATAAGACTACTACAGGCATATTAGACATTAAAACAAAATTAGGCGAACTTAAGGCGTTGATACAAGACGTTACTTCTAAGCATAAAGAATAAATAACTTGTACAGGCTGTAGTGAGGCATAATATCAGGCATCCAATTTCACAATTTTGGAGAGATTTGTATTATGTCGACACCGACAACTGAATTAGAAAAAACAAGTTTAGAAGCACACGTTGATCTATGCGCCTTGCGCTATCAACAATTAGACACACGTCTTACTTCTTTAGAGAAAAAGGTAGAAGCAATCCATGATGATGTGATTGACGGCCAGAAAAGCCTGACCAAAGTTATTATTGGTACAGCAGGAACGGTTATTGCAGGTGTTCTGGGAGTGGTAGTAACAATCCTTCTAAAGATGGGTTAGTACCAAAGACACTGTTAAAGAGCCTTCGGGCTCTTTTTTTATCTGTCTATTATCTACGCAGTTAAATAACAGCATGAGATATAAGATTTACACATTAGTTGATATTACCAAGACTGGGCAATATCGCAATGAATCCGGTAGAGAATTGGCCCGCCACCAACAACAAAACTTTGATACTATCCTTCAAACTATAGGAATGCGGGCAAATTTAAACTATGTAAACCCGCCACAACTTAAGATAGATATTCCTAATAAGTATCATTTAGACGGTGACGAACTAGCAAATGTCTGGATTTTTGAGTGGGAAGTTGATCGAGAGGATCTATTCTCTCATAAGGGCGATGACTTATATAGATTGAAAGAAATCTTCGAGCTAGTGCCCTATATCTCTGGACTCACTGAAACTGTAAAGTATAGCCCTGCTATTTTTAGACCTGGCATCAACATCAGTTTTGAAATTCTTAGATAAATATTGGATGCATGAAGATCTCATTAGTACTGCCGTTGTTTTTCACAAAAGGTTAAACCCTAAACTTTGGAGTAAGGGCGAGCTCAAACCCGTAATAAGAAAACAACTGTTAAAAATAGCCCGACACTTTATAGAATATATCGATGTGGGACAAATAGGACTGACTGACGTAACTATCAGTGGCAGCAACGCAGGTTATACCTATAGCAAAAACAGCGATTTAGATCTACATTTAATTGTGAAAATTCCGGATGATAAAAAACAATTACTTAAACAGCTATTTGACGCAAAGAAAAATCAGTACAATTTTCAACACGACATTAAGATTAAAAATATAGATGTTGAATTATATGTACAGGATGAAGCACAGCCGCACGCCAGCGCCGGAATTTACAGTGTTCTGGACGATAGATGGTTAAAGATTCCTGAGACTGTTGAAGATACAGTAGACCGCGAAGAAGTAAAGTTAAAGTTTAAGCAATATGTTGGCAAAGTTCGAAGCGCATTACGTAGCAACAATTTAGAAGCAGTAAAACAGACTTCTGATGACATTAAAAGATTAAGACAACAGGGTCTCGAGCGTTCAGGGGAACTTGCTTCTGAAAACATTGTTTTTAAAATATTGCGTGCCAAAGGATATTTAGAACAACTGAGAAATCACATAAGTAAATTAAAGGCGGATCAATTGAGCCTGGAGAAAATGTATGAAAATTAGAGATATTATAGGCGAAGAGGCCAAAATGGTTGTAAAGGACTTTAAACCTGGCGTGTCGTTGAGCATGGTTGATCCCGCAACAGATACGATGACCACAGTGGATCTAAAGAAGAATCCCACAGCAGTACAAACCGATCCTGAAGGGAAATTTATGTATGATCCCACACCTGACTCCGCAGCTCCAGGTGAACCTAAACAACCAGAATTAAAGCCGGGCGCCGAGATCGCAATAGACACAACAATTGAAGAAGATCCAGGCGTTCCCTACTATGTTGATGTAAGTACTCCAGGTAAACCGATGGCTAAAACCGGCGGCCGAGGCCTGACTGCTATTGTTCCTAGTAAACTTTGGACAGAAATTACACCAGATATTGAACAAAAAGCTGATCGTCAAGGTTTCCGCAAAGTAACATTACAGTTTGCAGGCAAGACATTTATTGGATTAGAAGGCGGCGATAAAAATTTAGGTAGTAAGATTATTGTAAGTCCTAAAGATTATCAGTTTTTATCTAGTGTTCAAGACGGTGTTAGTAGACCAACAGATCCCAAGGGTACACTACAAACTATGCCCATGAAACCAGGACAGCCCAAAGGTACACTACAAAACTTGGAACGTATGGACGAGAGTGCCATTATCACAGCTTTAGCTCGTAAAATAGCAGGCACCGAAGTTAAAGTAAATACAAAAAGCAAAGAAGTATTTGATATTAAAAAATTAGCAGGTCTATGAAAATAAATGAACTGTTAAGATCCTTTGAGATCTATACGACCATAGAGGAACAGCAGTTATTAACTAAACTGCAAAAGCCAACAAAACTGAGAAGTTTGCCTGAACGTGAACAATTAGTTGCTGAAAATTTAATAAGAAAAAGCCTATTGAAAAAAATTGGCCACAACGACCCCGAAGTAGTCGCAAATGAATATTAAAAAAGCTGCATCAAAACTAGCAAAATTATACGAGGAAGAAAAGGCCAATCTGCCTTTGCTACCTTTGGAGAACGGGGCAGTTGCCTATAAAAATTATGTAATCAAGCAGGACAAACAAGGATACTGGGCAGTTTTTAAAAACAATAATCACAAGCTAAATTATGTAGATAAATTCAATCTAAAAAGTTCGGCCTGTATGGCTGCTAAACACCATAGTCGAAACGATATCATGGGCACTGCAGAAATACGTAATTTAGATTCCGGCTATTGGAATAATCACATGGACAGTGAAATCTTTAAATACCGCTTTAAAAATACCAAGGATGTTGAACGAAGAGACCTATTTTTATGGCGTTGGCAGATCACTGACCAACGAGCAAAATTTTATAAACAGCGAATAACTGCGGCTTTTAGCCATGCATTCAGATAAATAATAACAATAATTAGGAA